AGTATTTAATCCTGCCATCCTGACCTTGAAAAACAGGTATTCATCTTTTGAACCTACTTTTGCGGGCAATCTATTACCATAAATCGGGTCACGAATCTTATTACCAATGGTGGTACCACTATCGTATACTTCCACTTTATACAAGCGATGATTTTCAATGTATTTCACACAATGATATCCTTTGTCAGCTTTCTTAGTTTCATCGACAGCCTTATTTTGCTTCTTACGAACACTACTAGTGCGGCTATCAAAGGAAATAACACTGCAATTATTTACAGATTGGTTATCTTCATTGGCGGGGTGATAAATATCATCATAATACATTTTTAAAACGAGAGATAGACTTAAACGAACGAACTTGATATAATAACTATTAGTTATACAGTATATAACTACAATACCTTTATATCATTAATAAAATATATTTTCTTGTCGATAACTAAGAGCTCATTAGTTCCCAAGACGGCTTCGCCGTCTTTTGGAGAATTCAAGGCAGCACCGCTACGCGGTGCGGATTTGGAATCTCCAATATCAGTTGATTTATTGCTACGCATAAAGCGTAGCTTAGTTACATCTGATTGATAATCCGCACCGCGGAGCTGTTGAATTTACGACGCAGCAATCAACGAAAAGCAATCGCTACATAAATTCCACACATAATGCATTGAATTTTCCATTATTATATGTAACTATCTTATAATTATACATGTCATCTTTAAATAATAACGCAAAAATTTATAATGATGAAGATGTGGTTCATACTATGCAAGTAGTTGCTGCTAATGTAGTTAATAAAAGCGGAATTGGAGAACCTAGAACAGGCTACTTGGAGTATATGAATTTAGTACCTTTAATATTATTTTCATTATTTTTAGATACAGATAAACAGGAAAATTTAAAATCCCCTTTATCAACATTTTACAAACTGTCTTTGATTCTTGGTTTAGCTGTTGTTTATTTATTATGTGGTTCTCTTTCATTCGTTTCGTATTACTATGGCAGTCAAAATTACATGTATAAATTAACTTCCATTACTTGGTGGGTATTCATGTTTTTCATTATTATTATGCTTTTTCCTATTAAACCCAGCTTTGAAATAAAAACTAATAAATATCTTTCTAGAATATTCAGCAGATAAATTCACAAATTCATAAAAATATTTAATTTATAGTCTTTTAAAAAAGATTCCATAATGTCGTTATCCACATTTTCACGCATATTGTATCGAATTTCATCTTCATCTGGCTTTCTACCAACAGAATTATCAAACTCTGAAACATATTCAAATAATAAATTAGTTTGTTCTTTTACTTTTTGTGTTAATGCTTCCATTTCTGAGCGTTTATATTCTTCATGTGTTTTTTTCTTACTTTCTATTTCTTCTCTTTTTTTTTGTTCATTTAATGCTTCCTCTAAATGGGTGTTTATTTGCTCATCGTAATCTCGGTATGCTTCTATATCCGTTGAACTATCGTCATATTGCATCGAATTCATCATATTAATGCGATTTTGGTCTTTGTACCAATGATGGCGACTTTCATTCGCAGAAACAATAATATTACATATATCTGGTTTATGTAGTTCGTAAAATCGCTGTTGTTGTAATATTTCCTGCTCCTTTTTTTGTTTTGAGGTTTCCGCGCCTTGAAATGCTTCGTTGAATTGTTGCACGGTTCTTTCGTCTATACTTGGACTGGTTTCCATTAATCGATCAAACTCGGAACGGCAAATTTTTAAAAATTGTCCGGCATCCATGCGCTCATCAGGGTCTTTGGCTATTTCAATACGAATGTTTCGGGCAAATTTATCCCAAGAAATGGCAGATATACGATGTGATTCATTTAATTCCGAAATCTTCAAATATTGTTGTATAGTTGTTGAAATACCTATTAAAATATTGATAGTACCAATAACCATCGGCGCGTATAACTGAATATCTGCGGGTAAACTAGCTTGGGCAAAAGACGCTGTACCACTGATTGTTGAAAGTGCAATTGCTGGAATAGTAAACCAAGCCTGTCGATTCGCAAGTTTACGATGACATTTGGAATGTAACCATTTATAACATTGTGCGATGTCACACCATTCTACCATAATCAATTCATTTTCTTGCGACCATTTTATAGGTTTGGATATAAATTTCGGTCCCACAGCGGCTGTATATGTGATAGTTTCGGCGGCTTCTGAAGCATAATCATTATGTTTTTCATTAGTTAATTTTTTTTCCATAAATACATTATATATATATATATTCAATAAAAATATATATACCAACTTTTTTATTATAAACGCATTTATATTCATCCCTCAGACCAAACTTTCAACATATTATATGACAAATTATCGATCACGACATTTCCGCACGGGTTCTCGTCTAATACCGTCTCTGGAATAATCTCTTCTGGAGAATTATCTTCTAAAATATCATCATAATACAATTGGTCATCCATACAATTGTCTTGTAAAGCATTACTATGCAAAATATTCGTAGATTTTCCAAGAATAATCGAATCTTCTTGGAACAACTTGGTATCTAATGGAGGTATAACATCTATATCACTGGTTTCATCATCGGTATCGAGAACCAAATTTTCTTTGTTCTCGGAATTCACAGATAGTTCCGTTATTGTCATTGATTCGTTTAATGAAACCGTGTTTACTAAAATATTGGAATCTAATTCAATCATAAAATCCATATTTTTTTTTAATAAATTATTCAAATATGTTTTTTGTGATGAATGATAAAACGACATGTATTCTATATATAAATTAATTTGTCCTTTCAATATTTCGTTCTCATATTCTAATGTATTTAAAAATATACTCAATGAATAACCAACAAAAATATTGTTTTTATGATCATAAATATTTGCCTCTTTTTGTATATAAATATCGTCTAATTTATGTATAATAATTAAAATTCGTTGATGTATAAGAATAATATCTTCAATTCTGTAACGAAAAAAAGCGTCTACATCCTTGTATACAGGAAAACTGATTTCAGTCGGATTGGTTTTACGATCATTATCTACTATGGTGGTATTACTGTTGTCATTAATTACATCTTCGTTATCCTGCGTGATATCATTTGGAGAATTCAAGGCTGCACCGCGTAGCGGTGCGTATTTGAATTCGATATCCGATGCAAGAATCAGCTTCGCTGATTCGGAATCGAATGTACTATCGTCCAACATGCGTGCAGAATCGGAAAAATCTTCTTCGGAAAACACGATATTGTTATCTTTACATTGTGATAAAATGATATTGTAGAGTTTGTAATAATCACCATACATACGGTTTTGTATAAGAGCATTAATTTTGGTAAAGTTCTCCAATTCAAAGTTTAATACCTTGTACTGAAAATAGAGTGAATTTAAACAAAATAAAAATACCTTGTTGGTATTTGACTTAATGAGTTCATTATATTTCTCCTTTAATTGTGTTAATTTGTTAGAAATAACGTTATTTTTATCAACTGTTGATTGATAAATATCAATAATTTCTTTAAAATCATCGTGTGCTATGTTTAATTGTTTTTTAACCTGTGATAGTTGTACGGTCGATACCGGAAATTTTCCAACAACCTTTTCGGTATTCATTATACTATCACAATATAAAAATTCATAGAATAACGAAAAGGTTGTTGAAAAAAATTGATTTAATTAAATACAACAATTATATAACAATATAATCAAACAAAATGCAGAATATTTTTGAAAATTCCGAAATCAAGTTCCACACCGCCAGTAATAAATTTGATGAAACAATATTATCGGGGTTTCCAAATGATATTTTGCACGAATCAGACCATTTTGGTGTTTTGCAATTTAAAATGGTAAGTAAATCTTCTACAAATATTTCACAAACAAGTGCTATTTTATTAACTGTGGATTGTTCTGCTTCTATGAGCGACCGTTCAAGTGATGGTAGAACCAAAATGCACCATGTCACACATACTTTGAAACGAATTTTGAGCAATTTTGCAGAAATGCATAAATTAAATAATGCTAATATTTTCGTGTCAGTAGTTGCATTTGACAATAAAATCCATAAAATTTTTGATTTTACTAAAATTACTGAGGAAAATGTAGAGAGTTTGAAGAATATGGTAAATGCTATTGTACCATTAGAAAGTACGAATATCGAACTAGCACTTAGGGAAGCAATGCATATTTGTGATGAATATAAAAAGGTAAATCCCACATATTATTTACATCATATATTTTTAACTGACGGTGAAACAACAGATGGTGAAAAAAATCCTGATGTTTTATCAGAATTGGTAAACAACGATTATCCAAATGTTTTTATCGGATTTGGAAAACATCACAATGCTGCGTTACTCAGTTGTCTTAGTAATGGTGTTCGAAATGATTATCGTTTTATTGATAATATTGAATATTCAGGTATTGTTTATGGTGAAATTATTCAAAACATTCTTTACAACATCATTGATATTGGGTGTATTTCCGTTAAGAATGGACTTATTTATGATTGGAAATTGAACCAATGGGTGACCGATATATCAATCGCTAATTTGGCAGGTTCTTGTGAAAGAACTTTTCAAATCAAGGCAGAGGACATGTACGAAATTAAAATTGATGTTTACTGTACTTTGTTTGATGGAAATACATCACCTGAAGAAAAATTATTGAATACTGTGGTTCATTATCCGCCTCTAATTGATTTGAATAAGGATGAAAATCAAGATATCACGGTTGATTTAACGCCGTATGCATTTCGACAAAAAACACAAGAATTATTACACGAAGCGTCTATGTTATCTAAAAATGACAGTACGCACGATTGTTTACAATATGAAAAAGAAATATCATTAAAAGACAAATTAAGACAGTTTTTGAAATTTATGATGAATTATGTGGAAAAAACGGACAAAAAATCAGACAAATTTATGAAACTACTTTGTGACGATATATATGTTATTTTAAATACATTAGGGAATCGTGAATCATCTATGTGGATTCTCAATCGTGAATCTTCTCAGGGAAAACAACAAACATATAAAGCGACACCAACAAGAAACGATTTCATAGCCACACCTATTTTACACAGACAATCAAATTATCCTATGATGGCACAAACAGTTGACCTTTATGATGCGTGTGCTACCCCAGTATTAAATAGAGAGACTACCAGGTTTGCAGGTCATGATATGTTCACAAATGGAGATTCCAATGCATTCGATTCCGAATCAGCTTCGCTGATTCTTGTATCGGATATCGAATTCAAATCCGCACCGCTACGCGGTGCTGCCTTGAATTCTCCAATTACGGAGTGGTGTAACAAGACTCGAAGAGAATTACAGGCAGAGCCTGTAGAGGAATTGGAATCGAGATTAGTTTCAAAAGACGGCGAAGCCGTCTTGGGAACTAATGAAACAGCAACCGACCCCTTTTCAAGAATAAATGCTAGAAACAGTTTTGCTCTTACCCACGGTATATCATCATCTTTTGGAGAATTCAATAATACATTACATTTTCCTATATTTGATAATGATGATGAAGAAGAAAATGAAGAAGCAATAGAAGACGAAAAAAAATATAGTAATTCGATTGAAAATTACGAATTATCAAACAACATTGATACACCCTATATTACTGATGAAATTGTATATATGATAAATAATATTAGTGGGTGTAAAAAAATATAAATAGATTAAAATTACATATAAAAAATAGCGGATTTATAATATATATGTCATCGACAACAATTCCTGAAAACTTCAAGTCAACTATTATTGATTTTACCAATGATTTAACCATCACCTTCCCTGAATACTGTGGATTATGGAAAAAATGGACGAAACCAGAAACAAGCGATGATGATTTCAAAGAATTGTTCGGATATTGTTTAACAGTATATCCTGAACGATTTTTTGATTTATTATATCAAAATAATGAATTATTTGACCCCAAAAGTGAGATAAATACTAGATTTTTACCTTATGTTGATTTTAAAATTTTGTATAATTGCGAAGGTGTTACTGAAAATACCCAAAAATCAATATGGAAATATTTACAATTGGTGATGTTTACTCTCGTAGGTAGCATCAAAGATAAATCAGATTTTGGGGATTCTGCTAATTTATTTGATGGGATTGATGAAACTGAATTGCAAGAAAAAATGAAAGACACCTTCCAAGGTGTTAGTGATTTTTTTAACAAAATGAATTTTGACACGAAGGAAAATAGTGATAATTCTGCTGAAGAAACTGATAAATCCAATTCAGAAGACCCCGAAAATGGTATGCCAGAATTCACTTTTGATAAAACTACGGGTATGCCAAATATGGAAAATATACATGAGCACTTGAAAGGACTATTTGACGGTAAGATTGGTCGTCTTGCAAAAAACATTGCTGAAGAAATAAGTAGCGAATTTAACGATATTTTAGGCGGAGAAGGCAGTTCTCCACAAACAACCAAAGATGTGTTTCAAAAATTGATGAAAAATCCCAAACAGATGATGGATTTGGTGAAAAAAATTGGTGATAAGATCAAAAAGAAGATGGAAGATGGTGAGATTTCCAAAGATGAAATTATGAAGGAGGCGGGCGACCTTTTGAAGAAAATGAAGGAAATGGGTGGAGAAGGTGCCGATATGCAGGAAATGTTCAAAAATTTCGCCAAAAACATGGGAATGAATATGCCCAATGGGTCCAAATTGGATACAAATGCATTAAATCGAATGACGAAACAGGATGCTATGCGTGAGCGTATTCGCACTAAACTTAATGCCAAGAAACAAGAACCACAAAATTATGTTTTAGAACATAATGGTCCAGACACAAACATGGTATTTAGAATGCCAGGTGATGGTGAACAAGAACGCAGTGTAGCCCCCCCTGCTCTGACTGACGAAGAATTGATCGCAGAGTTCGAGAAGGATGCCCCTACCACCGGTGGTAGTAAATCAGGAGGCGGAAAGAAGAAGAAGAATAAAGGCAAAAAATAAAATGAAAGGTAATATATATCATGGCACGAGGTTCGTTTAATCTTTCCAGATTTGTGAATGTTTCTGTATTTATTGCCAGCTTTGCAGTAGGTATGTTTTTCGTTTATATTTATATGCCAGATACTCGCAAAATATTGGTGTATCCTACTCATGAGAACGCACATTTGTTACAATATCGCGATAAGACAGGTACCTGTTTTGCGGTAGAAGAAAAAGAAGTAGGTTGTCCCAAAGATGCAGGACAGATTTCCAAAATACCTGTCCAATCATAAATAATAATTATAACACGATATATTATATACTATGAATTTAAACAGATTATTGAATACGCCAATGGGTGTCGTATTTATTTCAATGATTTTAGGATTGGGTTTGGCAACATTATTTAGAAAAGTATGCAAAGATAAGAATTGTATCATATTCAATGGACCCATTATCAGCGATTTTGATAATAAAACATATCAATATGGAAGTAAATGCTATCAATATACTACAAACCAATCTAATTGTGACAAAACAAAAAAGATCATTGATGTGACTGGGCCAACCCCTATTGATCCGGTAGCACAAATCGAAGGTACCGATATGGCAATTTTATCCGGAGCTTCACCAGTTAGTTCATCATCATCCTCTCTATTCAATGTTTTTGGTAAATAAATATTCGTTATAAAATACACTTTTAGATAATTCATATAGTATATGTCTGAAAATACTACACGAATTGTGGACCTACCTGACAGTAATAATTATCAAGCCGATAATGGTTATGTAAATCAACCAGCAACTCGCGGCTATGACCAAGTAAATAAACCCAACATTGAATTCGAACAGGGTAATACGACATACGTACCAATGAATATTCATCCAAATCCGTTTGGTAACAGCATACAACCTGATATGATTCCTCCACCTGAATATCAAACATCTCAATTAAAAAATGATTTTGTACCACAGGAACAACAAACAATGTTGCAAAATATGCCTCAAGTGCGTTTGCATTCCAGGGATATACCAATGGACCAAGCTGCATATCAACAAGATGAAGCTGTGCAACCAAATTACATTCCCAAACCCAAATTAACAGGAGATTATGTGAGAGCGTATGAGGAAGCCACTGAAAAAGCTATTCGTAAACAAGAAAAGAAGAAAGAACACGAAGGTAAAATAGACCAAACTTTGAGCGATGTTCAATTACCTGTATTGGTTGCATTTTTATTTTTTATATTTCAAATGCCTATCATAAATACATTATTATACAAATACTTAAAATTTTTACCTATTTTTCACAGCGACGGTAGTATGAATTTGTATGGTATTCTTTTAAAAAGTTCTCTCTTCGGAAACACCTTCTTTGTAATCCAAACAATTATAAATTTTTTATTAGTAATATAGATCCTTTATTTTTTTAATTGTATTTGATGTACTGGTATTTGCAATGTAATTAAATATTTCAACCTGTTGCGCGAATTCTCTGCCAATTATCTGATCTTTTTCATAATCACCACCCTTTACCAAAATTTTGGGTCTCAAATCGCTCAAAATGGAATAAGGTGTGTCCGTGTCAAACACGATGATGTAGTCTACTATACCCAAATTTGCCAATAATTCACATCTTTCGGTTTCATTGTTAATAGGGCGTTGGGTTCCTTTGAAACGACGAATAGAGGCGTCGCTGTTTAATCCTACCACAAGAATTTTACCCAACGATTTTGCGTATTTTAACAGCTTGATATGGGCAGAATGTATTATATCAAAACAACCATTGGTAAAAACAACATCAGTCATTAATCCTATGTTATTAATTGCAATTGTATCAGTATCTTTTATTATTTTGTTGATTGGAAATTCCAATTCCAAACTGTTCTGTAATGCATTAAAATCTCCATATTTATTACCATGTATAACATTATATACCCTTATATTCTCTTTCATATTTTTTAATGAAACACTGTAGTTACCAAGAGTTTGTACTCCTTTTGTTGCAATGCTATTAGCCAAATAACACGACATATGAACGTTATTATTCATCAAGAAACTATAAACCAGTACTGCCAATACAACATCTCCTGACCCAGTAACATCGACAACTGGTATATCTGTTGTAAGACAAATGCGATTTTTTTTATCATCAAAATAAATACCAGCATTACCACAAGTTATTATGATATGTTGGCTATTAATTGCCTCTTTCAAAAATAAAAAACATATTTCGGTATCCACATTTCCCTGAGTCCATTTTTCTCTGTGAAATCCAGTCATTTTTCTTGCTTCATCCCAATTAGGTTTGAATAGGAAACAATTTCGGTATTTGTGAATGTTCTTGACTTTGGGATCCACAAAAGTTCGTATGTTTTTTTTATTTGCATATTCAATAATATTTTGACATAATTTTTCTGTAATTACACCTTTCGCATAATCAGAGATAACAATAGCATCTATATTAGGACAAGTAGAAATATAATCAAAGATGGAGGTTTCGTTAATTTTATCAATATCTGTTGTTGTTTCATTGTCGTATCTATTTATTA